ACAGGAGCAGCTGCCGGTGCTGCTACAAGTATTGGTAGTGCTACTTGTGTAAGAATTCACAATAATACTGGCAGTATTGTGACCGTTGGGGTTTCAACAATTGTTGGAGCGGCAACGACAAATTATTTCACTATGCCAGCAAATTCTGTTGAATTTCTTGAAAAACTTCCAACTGATGTTATCTGGACTTCATCATCTATCAAAGCATCAAAAGTAGGATTCACTAACTAAAGCCATGAAACTCATCAGAGAAGAAATCGAACAGGTCGAATTTATCGTCGAAAACAAGAACGGTAAAAAGTCACTTTTCATCGAAGGAGTTTTTCTCCAGGGAAACATCAAGAACCGTAATGGTCGTATGTACCCTATGGAAACTCTTCGTCGTGAAGTTGCTCGATATAATGAAAACCATGTTGTTCAAGGTAGAGCACTTGGGGAACTCGGACATCCCGATGGTCCAACTGTAAACCTGGATAGAGTTTCTCATAAGATTGTTTCTCTGAGAGAAAGTGGTTCTAACTTTATTGGAAAAGCAAAGATTCTCTCTACCCCTATGGGTAAGATTGCAGAATCTCTGATTTCCGAAGGTGTAAAACTGGGTGTTTCTTCTCGTGGTATTGGTTCTCTCCGTATGACAAGAGAGGGAATCAATGTTGTTGGTGAAGACTTTATGTTAGCAACAGCAGCTGATATCGTTGCTGATCCTTCTGCTCCTGATGCTTTTGTTGAGGGTATTATGGAAGGAAAAGAATGGGTATGGGATGGTGGAATCCTTCGTGAAAAATATGCACATAAAACCTACAAGACTATCAACACTCTTGTAGACCAAAAGAGATTGGAGGAGAATAAACTTAACTTATTCAACGATTTTCTCGCAAATCTTTAATTTATAAATAAATATAGTTTATAACTAAGGTTAAACGGAGAGTTCAAATGTCTCGTGGAGATTTACAAGAAATGGAAGTAGGCACTAAGCAATCCAAAACCGCCGTTAATGCTGGAGCAAAAGCAGCGGAAACAATGGATACTTCAATTGCTGGTTCATATGAAGATCTGGGTGGCCCTACCCCAGAAAATTATAGATCTGATGATGACTCAGCAAAGCTGAAAACCCCCGGCAAGACCCTTTCACAAGTAAAGGATGTTGTCAATAAGGGAGCTAAATCAGCTGATGCTATGAAGGCTGTTAAGGAAGAAGAAGAACTTGAAGATGAAGAAGTTCTTGCCGAAGTTGAAGAGACTGAAGAAGAATTTGTAGAAGAAGAGACTGAAGAGTATGACATCGAAGAAGATGTTAATGCACTTCTTGGTGGTGAGGAACTCTCCGAAGAGTTTAAAGAAAAAGCAAGAACTATCTTTGAAGCAGCTCTGATCTCTAAGGTTGGAGAAATCAAAGAAGCTCTTGAATCACAATATGAAGAAAGACTTGTAGAAGAAGTCGAAGAAATCAAAGAAGCACTTAAGGAAAGAGTTGATTCTTACCTTGAGTACGTTGCCGACGAATGGTTCACCGAAAATGAACTGGCAGTCGAGCAAGGTCTTAAGACTGAAATGACCGAATCATTCCTTGAAGGAATGAAGGGTCTTTTTGAAGCACATTATGTACAAATCCCTGAAGATAAATATGATGTTCTTGAGAGCATGGTAGAAAAACTTGATGACATGGAGACAAAACTCAACGAGCAGATTGAGAAGAATATCCAACTTAACCAAAGACTCGCAGAGTCGGTTGCTGATGGAATCTTCGATGAGATTTCTGAGGGCCTCGCTGCTACTCAGAAAGAGAAGCTCGCTTCACTTGCCGAAAGTGTTGAGTTTGAAAGTGAAGAAGAATATCGTGAAAAACTGGAGATGCTGAAGGAATCATATTTCCCAGCAAATAAAGCTCCTAAAGCGCATACTGAAACCCTTTCTGAGGGTGTAGACCATTCTACCGAAAATATTTCGGGACCAATGGCCAACTACCTGAGAACTCTTCAGGCTGTTGCTAAAAACTGAATTTAACATTAATCAAACGTAAACATTCACAAAGGTACACGCAAATGTTCCATTCCGAGCATCTGCAGGAAAAGTGGGCACCTCTCCTCAACTATGAGGGTCTTGATCCAATCAAAGATTCCCATCGTAGAGCGGTAACCGCAGTCCTGCTGGAAAACCAAGAAAAATTCCTCAAAGAAGAGTCTGCATTTAGCAGCGGATTCAACCTGATGGAAGCCCCCACCAACTCAGCTGGAACCGGTGGTTTCAGTGGTACTGCTACCGCTGGTGGTCCTACCGCAGGTTTCGATCCCGTTCTGATCTCACTGATCAGACGTTCAATGCCTAACCTGGTTGCTTATGACCTGGCTGGCGTTCAACCAATGAGTGGTCCTACTGGACTCATCTTCGCAATGCGTTCCCGCTATAACAACCAGAGCGGAACTGAATCTTTCTTCAACGAAGCAGATACCGCGTTCTCTGGTCAGGATGATGGAAACAACCTGACCTCAGGTTTCACTGACGTTCTTGCAGGTCTTGGTACTACTTCACAGTCAGGAACCAACCCAGCAATCCTGAACCCAGTTGGATCAGCAACCTCAACCGCATATGATGTCGGTCAGGGTATGGTAACTGGTGACGCAGAAAATCTGGGAGCTGGCACTGGTGATCAGTTCAACCAGATGGCATTCTCAATCGAGAAGGTCACTGTTACCGCCAAGTCAAGAGCACTGAAGGCTGAGTACAGTCTCGAACTGGCTCAAGACCTGAAGGCAATTCACGGTCTGAACGCTGAAGCTGAACTCGCTAACATTCTGTCAAGCGAGATTCTTGCTGAGATCAACCGTGAAGTCATCAGAACGATCTATAAGATCGCTGAGCAAGGTGCTGTTGAGAACGTTGCTACTCAGGGTGTATTTGACCTGGATATCGACTCCAACGGTCGTTGGTCAGTTGAGAAGTTCAAGGGTCTTCTGTTCCAGATCGAAAGAGATGCTAACAGAATCGCTCAGAGAACTCGTCGTGGAAAGGGTAACATCATCATGTGTTCAGCTGACGTAGCTTCAGCTCTGACCATGGCTGGTGTTCTCGATTACACCCCAGCTCTGAACGCAAACCTGAATGTTGATGACACTGGCAACACCTTTGCTGGTACTATCAACGGTAAGTATCGTGTTTATATCGATCCTTATTCAGCTAACCTGGCTGCTGACAACAGTGGTCTGGCACAGGGCACTAACCAATACTACGTTGTTGGTTATAAGGGTTCTTCAGCTTATGACGCTGGACTCTTCTATTGTCCTTATGTTCCCCTCCAAATGGTTCGTGCCGTTGGAGAGGACACCTTCCAGCCCAAGATTGGCTTCAAGACCCGTTATGGTATTGTTGCCAACCCATTCGCGGAAGGAACCGATCAGGGTCTGGGTCGTCTCAGAGTCAACAGCAACCGCTACTACAGAAGAGTTGCTATCAAGAACCTCATGTGATTCATTTTCACAAAGGTTTCTCAGGGGTCCGAAAGGACCCCTTTTTTTATCTAAATAATTAGAAAAAATGACGGTATCTAACGCGTTTAGAAATCAAATACAGAATAGGAATTTTCTATCTCCTGTAGGTTTCAAGTTTGTTGTCAACAGAGCTCGTAAAGTTTCTTTCTTTGGAAACTCTATGAATATTCCTGGTTTGACGTTTGGAGTAGCAAATCAATCAACATATCTCAAGGATATTCCATTACCAGGAGATAAAATTGAATTTAGTGATTTAAAACTTAGATTTCTTGTTGATGAAAATCTTGAGAACTACATGGAGATTCAAAAATGGATACGTGGAATTGGATATCCTGAGAGTTTAGATGAAATTTATAATTTTCAGCAAGATAATCCAGTAATGGATGCACAGTTCAAAGAACAAATGAACTTATATTCGGATGCTACTTTATTTGTTCTTACAAGTAATAATAATTCAAACTTCCAAGTAAAGTTTAGAAATATTTTCCCATATACTTTGACAGATCTTCAATTTGATGCTACAGATAGCGATATTGAGTATTTGACTGCAGAGGTCAGTTTCAAGTATACTATCTATGATATAGTAGACAATAACGGGAACCCATTACACTATGACACTTGATTTGGATACAATCCAAAAAATGTGGGAACAAGATTGTAAGATCGATGCAGATAATTTACATACAGAGTCCCTGAATATTGCAAGTTTACATGCAAAATATTTTGACATGTATAATAATATCGTTCTTCTAAAAAAGAAAGCCGAACAGCAAAGAAAAAATATCAGACACGATCGTTATGAGTATTATACTGGAAAAGCAGATCCTGATGTTTATGTGGAGAATCCATTCCCTAAGAAAATTCGTGACAAAGAAACTCTTCAAAAATACTTAGATGCTGATGAGAAACTTTCTCAAGTTTGTTTGAAGATTGATTACTACGATACAATGTTAAATTATATCGAAAGTATTCTGAAGATGATTCAAAACAGAACTTTTCAGATCAAGAATGCGATTGAGTTTGTTAGATTTACTGCTGGTCTGGGGTAAATAAATAATCCAAGATGAATGGATTCTTGTGATTGATACTACGGCAAATCTTGTTATATCAAAATCCAACGAAGTATTTTTAAAGATCGATACAGAACCTCATATTGAATATGAACTTAGAGATCACTTTAAGTTTGAGGTTCCTAATGCAAAATTTATGCCTCAGTATCGTGGGAGGAACTGGAACGGAGAGATTCACCTCTACGATATGAGATCGAAACAGATTTATGTTGGTCTCTTAGATAAAATTGTATCCTTCTGTAAGCAATATGGATACACTTATAAGTTTGACGATAATAAGTTTTACGGACTTCCATTTGAGATTAATGAAGAGATCTCATATGAGGGAGTCAAAGATTATATGAAATCTATTTGTACTCATTCTCCACGGGAGTATCAAGTAGAGGGAGTATATGATGCTCTAAGGCATAACAGAAAGCTATTGATAAGCCCCACTGCATCTGGCAAATCACTGATGATTTATTCCCTCGTAAGATATTATGTGGATAAAGGGCAAAAAATTCTTTTAATTGTTCCGACGACATCTCTTGTAGAACAGATGTACAAGGATTTCCAGGATTACGGTTGGGATGCTGAGTCATATTGCCACAAGATTTATTCTGGTAGGGAGAAGACTAATGAATATGATGTCACGATTACAACTTGGCAATCTGTTTACAAGTTAGATCGTTCATTCTTCGAAGATTATGGTGTGATCATAGGTGATGAGGCACATTTGTTCAAGAGCAAATCTTTGATACAGATCATGACTAAACTTCATCACGCTAAGTATCGTTTTGGATTTACAGGAACACTTGATGGAACACAAACTCACAAGTGGGTTCTTGAAGGATTGTTCGGTCCATCATATAAAGTAACTAAAACTGCAGAACTGATGAAACAAGGTCATCTTTCTCAGTTAGATATTCAGTGTCTTGTTCTTAAACACCCTCCACAAAAGTTTGAAACTTATGAGGATGAGATACAGTATTTAATCTCTCATGAACAGAGGAATAAGTTTATTACAAATCTTTCTTTAGATCTCAAAGGAAATACTCTTGTTCTATTTTCACGAGTTGAAGCACATGGAGCAATCCTCTATGAAATGATAAATAAGAATAACCGTGAAGATCGTAAAGTATTTTTCGTTCATGGTGGGGTGGATGCTGAAGAACGGGAACTTGTAAGGGAAATCACTGAAAGAGAGAACAACGCAATTATCGTTGCTTCATATGGAACTTTTTCTACAGGTATTAATATTAAGAGCCTCCATAACGTTATCTTTGCTTCACCCAGTAAATCGAGAGTTAGAAATCTACAATCTATTGGAAGAGTTCTTAGAAAGGGAAAAAATAAAACTAAAGCAGTCCTCTACGACATCTCTGATGATTGTACAATTCAATCAAGAAAGAACTATACTCTAAATCACTTCATAGAAAGAATTAAAATTTATAATGAAGAGCAATTCAATTATGAAATAATCACCATTCAATTAAAGAACAAATGATAGAAGATGATTTTTATGCAACACTTAAGTTAAAAACAGGAGAGGAAATCTTCGCAAAGGTAGCAGCTACTGAAGAAGATGATAGAACTCTCCTATTAGTAACTAATCCAATTATCGTCACTGAAATAAAAGGAAGATCTGGTGTAATGGGTTATAAGATGGAACCCTGGTTAAAGACAACAACAGAAGATATGTTTATTATTAATATCGATGATGTTCTTACGATGACGGAATCTTCTGATATTGAAATGATTTCTATGTATCAGACTTATTGTAGAGAATCTGATAAAACAAGAAATAATCAAGCAAAGATCTCTCGTAAGATGGGTTATCTTGCTAATGTGAATGATGCTAAAGAGATACTTGAGAAGCTCTTTAAGAATAGCTAAAGCCTCATCTTCAAACCCAACAAAGGTATTCTACACAGTATTTGATACCTTGTCAACTATTTGAATAAGTGGTAGAATGTCATACATATTATGAGATAACCTAATGATAACCACAGCAGTTATGACCAAGAGAAAAAGGTCAGAGCATTATGTCAACAACAAAGAGTTTCTTGCAGCACTGATCAAATACCGTGAGGATGTTGAGATTGCCAAAATCAAAGGTAATCCAAAGCCACAAATTCCCAGATATATTGGTGAGTGTTTTTTGAAGATTGCAAATCATTTATCATTTAAACCAAACTTTGTCAACTACATGTTTAAGGATGACATGATTTGTGATGGTATTGAGAACTGTGTTCAGTATATTCACAACTTTAATCCAGAGAAATCTCAGAATCCTTTTGCATACTTTACACAAATCATTCACTACGCATTCCTGAGACGCATTCAGAAAGAGAAAAAGCAACTGGAAATTAAGAACAAGATTCTGGAAAGAACTGGATTCGATCAGGTGTTTGACAGTGGCAGTGTTGACGGATCAGACTACTCCGACTATAATTCTATCAAGGATGCAGTCCACTCTAAACTTCGTTACTGAATGAAAGTAGCAATTATTACTGACCAGCACTTCGGAGCACGAAAGAATTCTAAACTCTTTCATGATTATTTCCTAAAGTTCTACAACGACGTATTTTTCCCTACACTCGAAGAGCAAGGGATTACTACTGTTGTAGATATGGGAGATACTTTTGATAGTCGTAAAGGAATTGATTTCTCAGCACTATCATGGGCTAAAAGTAATTACTACGATCGTCTCAACGAAATGGGAGTAAAGGTTCATACAATTGTAGGGAACCACACTGCATATTATAAGAACACAAATCAAGTCAATGCGGTTGATCTACTTCTGCGTGAGTATGATAATGTAACTGTATATTCAGAATCAACCGAAGTAATGTTGGGTAAACTTCCAACTCTTTTTATTCCGTGGATTAATCAAGAAAATGAGGAAAGTACTCTCAAACTTATTCAAAAGACAACTTGCCCGTGTGCGATGGGGCACCTTGAACTCCAGGGATTTAGAGTTAATAAACAAATCGTCATGGATCATGGTTTGGAAAGCAAACTATTTGACAAGTTCACCCGTGTCTACTCGGGACACTATCACACTCGATCAGATAACGGGGCAGTATTCTATCTCGGAAATCCTTACGAGTTGTATTGGAATGATGTAAAAGACACTAGAGGATTTCATATCTTTGATACTGAAACTCTGGAACATACTCCAATCAATAATCCCTATAGAATGTTCTATAACATTTACTATGAGGATACTAACTATCAAACCTTTGACACTCGTGAATATCAAAACAAGATTGTCCGAGTGATTGTTCGTAAGAAAACAGACATCAAGAAGTTTGAAAAGTTTATTGATAAACTTTATAGTTCCAATGTTTCTGAGCTCAAAGTTGTAGAGAACTTCCAGATTCGAGAAAATGAAGAGTTTGAAGCATTTGAATCAGAAGATACACTTTCTATCTTGAATAGATATGTAGAGGAATCAGAGATTGGACTGGATAAATCCATCGTTCAGAAACTTATTTCCGAAGTATATCAAGAGGCTTGCGAATTAGTGTAGAATGTTTATCCTAACAATCAGTGGCAGAGAAGACGAAGGTGCTTATTCAGTAATCAACGAAGATGGAGATCAAGTTCTTTATCTCTTCGAAGAAGAAGATGATGCTGTTCGTTTTGCTATGATGTTAGAAGAAGAAGATTACCCTGAAATGCATGTAATGGAAATTGATGATGAACTACTTGTAAATGTTTGTGAAATGCACGGACATGAGTATGTTATCATTACACCTAATGACATCGTGATTCCCCCCAAAGAAAATGATATTGTTTGAAAAAATCCGTTGGAAGAACTTTCTTTCTACTGGAAACCAATTCACTGAAGTTGAACTGAATAAAAACTCAACCACCTTGATTGTGGGGAATAACGGAGCAGGTAAGAGTACCATTCTTGATGCTCTGTGTTTCGTGTTATTTGGCAAGGCTTTCCGTAAAATTAATAAACCTCAACTCGTTAATACAACAAATGAGAAAGATTGTCTTGTTGAGATTGAACTGAAGATTGGTTCTACTGACTGGATGATTCGTCGTGGAATCAAACCTAACATCTTTGAGATTTATCGTAACGGATCTGTTCTAGATCAAAGTTCTTCTGCAATTGATCAACAGAAGTATCTGGAACAATCCATTCTCAAGATGAACTATAAGTCATTTACTCAGATTGTGATTCTGGGTAGTAGTAACTTTGTTCCATTTATGCAACTTACTGCTGCTAGCCGTAGGGAAGTAATTGAAGATCTTCTGGATATTAAGATCTTCTCATCGATGAATGTAATTATCAAAGAAAAGATTCGTTCTCTGAAAGAAGAAATCCGTACTCTTGAACTGAAAAAAGAGTCGGTGAAAGATAAAGTTGAGATGCAACAGAACTTTATCGAAGAACTGGAGAATCTTAGTAATGCCAATATAAATGCCAATAAAGAAAAGATTGCCAATTTAGATAAAGAAATTGGTGATTATATGGAGGAGAATACTTCTAATGAAGATCCTCTCAGAGCACTTATTCGTGAGCAAGATGCTATTACTGGATATGCAGAAAAACTTCGTAAGTTAGGAAACCTGAAAGGTAAGATTTCTCAAAAAGTATCTACGATTACTAAAGAGCATAAGTTTTTCACGGAGAATACGGTATGCCCTACATGCACTCAATCTATTGAGGAGACCTTCCGAATAAATAAAATTAACGACGCTCAAAATAAAGCAAAAGAGTTGCAATCTGGTTACAAAGAACTGGAGGAGGCAATTAAAGAAGAAGAGGAAAGAGAGCGTCAATTTAATAATCTATCTGAGGAGATTAGAAAACTAACGAATGGTATTTCTCAAAACAATATTAAGATTAATGGATTACAGAGACAAATCCGAAATCTTGAATCTGAAATTCAAACTATTACCGAGAACCTTGCAAACCGAAATTCTGAACATGAGAAGCTAGAACAATTTAAGAATGATCTAAAAACAGTATATGATGATCTGTCTGGAAAGAAGGATCTAATTCAGTATCATGACTTTTCATATTCTCTATTGAAAGATAGTGGTGTAAAATCCAAAATCATTAAAAAGTATCTTCCACTGATTAATCAACAAGTTAATCGGTATCTGCAAATGTTGGATTTCTACATCAACTTTACTTTAGATGAAGAGTTCAACGAAACTGTTCAGTCTCCTATTCACGAAGATTTTTCTTATTCTTCTTTCAGTGAAGGTGAAAAACAAAGAATTGACTTGGCACTCCTATTCACTTGGAGAGAAGTTGCTAAGTTTAAAAACTCAACCAATACGAATCTCTTGATTCTTGATGAGGTATTTGATTCTTCTCTTGATGGTTTTGGAACTGAAGATTTCTTGAAGATCATTCGTTACGTAATCAAAGATGCCAACGTCTTTATTATCTCTCATAAAGTCGGTATGGAGGACAGATTTGAAAGTGTCCTACGGTTCGAAAAAATCAAGGGATTTTCACGTATGATCTCTTAACTGGAGTAAAACCATGCAAGTACCAAACTGGCAACACCATTCTAAGAAAGAACAGAAACGTCACTTAAAACCCCAAGCACTGAGACAAGCCAAAGCAAGACTTGCCCAGTTCAAGAAGTGTCACAAGACCTCTCGGAAACGAGAGGTTTCATTGTATTGTAGGTACATACGAAACGAATCCGATGGCAGTCAAACACGAAATCAAGTCCCAACTTGCCAAACTGCTGGCTACTGAAGACCTTGTGGTGGAGCACAAGAAAGTTCCTACTGCTTGCTTCAACGTTCATACTCGTGTTCTGACTCTGCCTCTATGGGAAAAGGCAAGCAACCTTGTATATGACCTTCTGGTGGGTCATGAGGTTGGTCATGCTCTCTTCACTCCCGATGAGGATTGGACGGAGACTGCAAAGGTTCCTCCTCAGTTTGTGAATGTAGTTGAGGATGCTCGAATCGAGAAACTGATGAAACGAAAGTATGCTGGTCTCGCTAAGACTTTCTTCAACGGTTACAAAGAACTGAATGAGGAAGATTTTTTCCAACTTGCTGATGAGGATATTTCTTCTTTTAATCTTGCCGATCGTGTAAATCTATACTTTAAGGTTGGTAATTTCGTCACCCTAGATTTCAAACCAGAAGAAAAAGAAATCATCAATTTGATTGATGCATGTGAAAGTTTTGCAGATGCTCTGATTGCTGCAGAAGAACTTTACAAGTATTGTAAGAAAGAACAAGAACAACAACAAAAGGTTGCTGACTTTGATTCTCATGAAATTCAAGGAAATTCACAGTCTCCTGCTAGTGATTTTGTGGAGACTAATAACTCCTCTTCCGAACAAGATGGGGAGAGTGAAAAGTCTTCCGAAAATGAGTCAGATGGTTCTTATGGTGGCACGGCTCAGGGTGATCAAACTCCAGTGAAATCTGATACAAACCAAGATGAACCTGAAGTTCGGACTGCAGAATCTTTGGAAGATAAGATTCGTGATCTTGTTGGAAATGATGGATATGAGAATACTTACATCGAAGTTCCTCAAGTAAATCTGGATACTATTATTGGTAAGAACTCTGATGTTCATAAAGATATTAATGATTCTTTTAATCACCAACAAAAGATTCATAACGAACATGCAGAAGAAAAGGGATATCGTCCTGTAAATCTTTATAAAGAAGTTGATATTGAGTTTAAGAAGTTCAAGTCTTCTGCTCAGAAAGAAGTCAACTATCTTGTAAAAGAGTTTGAGTGTCGAAAGGCAGCAGACCAGTATGCTCGTGCATCAACTGCTCGCACTGGTGTTCTTGATACTACTCGTCTTCATACCTATAAGTATAATGAAGACCTGTTCAAGAAAGTATCTGTGATTCCTGATGGTAAGAATCATGGTCTGGTATTTGTTCTGGACTGGAGTGGTTCTATGGCTGATGTGATGATTGATACTTGCAAACAACTTTTCAACCTTGTTTGGTTCTGTAAGAAAGTATCTATTCCTTTTGAAGTTTATGCTTTTACTAATGAGTGGAGACGTGGTGAGTATGATTATGAGAATGATCGTTATCTTTCTGCTGATCGTACTCCTCACTACCAAAAGAAAGATGGACTTCTGGTTGTGGATGAGACCTTCTCTATGATGAACATTCTTACCAGTAAAGTTTCTGGTAAAGAACTTGAACATCAGATGTTGAACATCTGGCGTCTTGCTTATTGTTTTGGTAGGTCTTATAGTTCTCCTTATACTTACTCTAATCGTATGAGTTTGT